CTGGTTGTGTGAAGCGTACAGCAGGTGCACTCGAACCCACAGGGTCGTTGGTCACTTGCCAAATCTTCCAAGGTGACATCTGTGTGATGTCTTCGTTCGGAGGAATACGCTCTAGGTTTACTTCGACCTGAGGGCCGGAAGCAATACCCATGTTGTTCACCAACGCACGAGCAGCAGCGTTACACACGTTCTGCAAGTCTTCAATGATTTCGGGAATACCCTTACCCCAGAACGCACCGGGGCATTTGATAAACGAAGTCTTAGCGTATGGCTTCTGACCTAGTGGGTCATAGTTCAATACAGCCTTGATGACGTAGTTACCAATCATCCACACGTTAGCATCGTACTCTTGAGCCTCGTCAGGGATTTCTTCTTCCGTCAATCCCCACTCACGGAGCATCTTGCCGGAAACTTTGCCCCAGAACTCAAGTGCGTCAAACACATCGGTCGGACGCATGTAGGAATAGAACTTACGCTCCTCCTCGTTCTTAATCAACTCCACGTCTTCGTTAATCCAAGATGGGCCTGCGCCCTCATCTAGGATGGTACGGATAGCGTCATCGTCGTAACCCGGCACACCAATAAGGTCTGATAGGTCAGGGCGAGATAGTGGGTGATGCTCGAACAGGTATCCATCTTCAATGCGGGTAATGCCCGGCTCAGGATAAATACGGAATGGGTCAACTCGCTCAAACTCAGGAGCAAGTCTCTCAATTGGTTCTACAGTCGTACGACCATCAACTATCTTCCAACCAAGTGTACGTTGACGACGCACAATCGGGCCTTTGATAAAGGCACATGGGTAAGTTACAAGGTCAGTAACGAAGTCGTTGAATGAATCAGCCCAGCCGCCTTGAGCAAACTGGTCTTCAATCTTTAGCTTCATCTTGTCAGCACGAATCTGTGCGTCTTGCAAAATCTTAAAGCGATAGTCCTGTGAGACCATCTCTTTGAGTTGCGCCATCTCTTGTTTGCTAGGAGCTTGTTGGTTCTCCTCCAGCATAGTTAACACTTCGCTGGCAAACGTGTCTTGAATCTGTTGACGGTCAAGTGGCGACAAGTCAGGAATCGGGGTGGGGACAATATCCCAAGGGGGTGTACCGCTGTCAAGCAAGATGTCTCGTAACCACGATTCCGCAGCACGGCACTTTACTTCAGTAATCATCATGTAGATTTCTGAACCACCTTGCTGCTTAATCTGACGTAGCTTATCTGGCTCATACGTACCATTACGCTGACGCATAGCGGTCAGCATTTGGTCTTCGATGGGCTTCTTGGCAATCTTCGCTACATCCCAGCACATACGAACGTGTTGAGACAAGCCAAGTACCATTGGTTGGTTTTGTCGCTCTTGTAAAGCCTGCGCCGTCGCGTCCTCATCCTGCTTGGTGAGTTCAGCGTTAGAGACTACACGAAGAAAATTTAAACCTGCCATGTTTTAATCATCCGTATCAGGGCGCTTGCTAGACATGTGCTCACGGACTTCCATGATGTCATCAATATCCATCGGTGGTGGTATGTACTCGTATACCCCCATTGGTTTCGGCTTTCCAGCAAGACCACTGTTGTCCATCTTCTCGTTGTCCGAGAAAATTTGCGATGTCTTGGTAACTTTAACTTTTGCCATTGAAGTCTCCTAGTTCACACCTTACCACATATTGTAGGTTGTGCATGACAAGAAGTATACACACACTCAAAAATAAAGTGCAAGTATAAAAAATCCCCGAGGACGTGACCCCCGGGGATAAAGGTGACAACTGCGTGAAGGAGAAACCAAACTCATTATATCAAGTCCACCCTGCGGATGCAACAGGGCGAATGTCCCGACGTTGGGGACTATAGCTACCCTCCCCTACGCTGGCGATATGTAGCATCAGGTACTGTAAGGCTTCAGCTACGTGGGAGTGCTTGTTCTTGTCAATATCCCCGTCGCCCTTGGGTTTAAACCTATACCCGCCCATCATGGCGGCTTTAAGCTGTGTGCACCCGGGGTCAAGTAAGAACGCTGGGTCTCCGTCAACTTGACGCATCAGATACTCATCGACTGCGTTAATCCGGGAACTGACGTTATTGGTCTTGGCTGGGAATACTTTAAGCCCCTCAGCCTTGATGATGTCCACCGCACTGCGCTCGTCGGTCTGCGCCCGCTGCACACCTGCTGGGTCAGTCACCACAATAATAGGTGCGCCACCGAACCGCTCGTAGATAAGTGGCTTGAGTACTGTACGCACAAATCGCTGGATACCCATGTCAAACGATACAGCCTCGCCAAGTATCAGCGCCCGACCACGGGGGTCTTGCTGTCCGATGACTGCGGCGGGGGTAAGTCCCAAGTCCATCCCGATGACAATAGGGCGCACACCGTTGTGGATGAACCGGAGTTTCTCCTTTGCCATGTGGTAGTCCGGTCTGAAGTATTTGTAGACGGGCATACCAGCAGACGACAGACCGTAGTCCCCGTCGATGTAGACACGGATGTATTCTTCTGAGCGACCTTGGGTATCGTAGTAGCCATCGGGTAGATTCTCGATGTTTTCTGCATAAGGACTGCGACCGGAGGGCTGCTTAAAGACATCCCATCCGTTATTGTTGGCTGACACCCCATCCTTGGGGTCAAGCCCTTCCATCTGATAGTACCACCACGTATCCATAGTCGGGGGGTTGGTGTCGCCCCACATCCCATGCCATGACGGGCCACCGTCTTTAGCCGACGGAAAACGCCCAATACGCTTGGACATCGCATCCACAATGTCGGGGTGGATGTCTCGGCACTCGTTAAACCACGCGAAAGATAGCTCCAAAGAGTTCAAGTTGGCTACGTCATCCGCATCATCCAGTGCCCGGAACATAATCTCGCACTCGACATCCCCTACTTTAAAGAAGTAAGTCTTGGTCGTACGCATGTATTGCCCACAAACCCCCGGCGGAAACCAGTCCAAGAAGGTCTTAATGGTCGTATCTTGTAGCTGCCGTGCAGTTTCACGCACAATAGCCGCCCGTGTTTTGCGTATCCCTTGGGCGTTGGGTTCTTGCATACTAGCCCTGCGGACTACTTCAAACGAGCAAGTCACGGATTTACCCGACCCGACAGGCCCAATCAGGACACGCATCTTCTTGTCCGAGTCCATGAACTTCTTGCCAGTTGGCGGCGGTGTATAGTTAATATCAAGCATTGTGTGCCTCCACCAGCAAGACAATGAACTCATTGCCTCGGCGTTTGTGTTTGACTATCTTAGTCTTGAAAGAAAGATTCAACCATTTCAGGTTGGTCTCCATGTTGTGTGCTTCGCTGGCGGACTTGAACCTTGCGGCTCGCATCCCCTCGTAGGTTGAGTCGAATAGATTTTCAAGACTCAAGGGCATCGACATCGGTCACCTCAGTAATATCTGCTTCGATTGTCCGAGCATCTTGTGGTGTGCTGCCGAGATTGATGGTGATACGTACTCCGCCCGTACTGCCTTCACCGCCCGTTTCAACTTTCGGCTCTAACCCGCCCCACTTCACAGTGGATTTAATCAGGTCGGCCTTGACTGCGGGGGATACGGCAGGGTCGTGTATCAACATCCAAGACGTTGTTAGGAGTTCTTCCGCCTGTGCACGCGCCTTGAGTTTGAACGTCAAACCTTTTTCTTGGATTTCTCCTCGATAATGCTCGACCTTCTTCAAGAACACCTTATCGGCGTTGAAGTTAATGATGTCAGATGCGGCTATCTTGTGGCGAGTCATTACCTCTTGCAAGGTTTCGCCGCTGCCCTCTAGTGTGAGAGCAATGTCGAACGCCAGCCTATCTGACCACTTAGTGTGGTGTAGTGGTAGGGTATCCATGCTGCGAATATAACACGGTGTCTTACGGCTGTGTCAATAGGTAGCGGAAAAATTAGCTAACTTTACACGTTCCTTTTTTTGGGTCTTAGTTTAAGAGGTTTACTATATACAGGGGGGGCCAAGAAAAACGCAATCCATGTACCCCCCCCCCATGAGCCAAAGCGAAAAGCACCGCGCCCAAGCCCTGAAATCAGGCGTATTTGACATTATTGTAAAGTTAAGGCAATCTGGATTTGTCGGTTGCAGATGCAGTCGATTCAGGTGAAAACCTGATGTTCTTTAAACTTGATAGGAGAAATACCATGAGTGAACGCACTCCGACCGTTAAGCGGTCAATTGCTCCCGTAACTGTGACGGTAGAAATCACAGCCACCCGTATCAACGAGAACGGCACGCTCTCGGGAATTACGGCAAAGGTTGTGAAGCAACCAGTCAAGGGTAACGAGTTTAAAACCTCAGTACCCCCAATGGCAGGCGGAGCAATCTACCTGAAGGCGGAGAGTCTCGAAGGATTACAAGTCCTGACAGGCGACGAGCCAAAGGTAGCAGTAAAGCGTAAGTTGTTCTAACGAACCCCCCGACTGGTGACAGCAGTCGGGTTCTTTTTTAAAACCATGAGGAGAAATCCAATGAAGGTACGTAAACAAGAGTCGTATAGGTTCTGTGTAAAGTGGATAGATGGAGATTCAATCTTCTTCCGCTGGTTCAAACGTGACAAGCAGGCATGTCAGTTCCAGCAAGAGTTGATAGACGACGGAATCCCAATGCAGGATGTACGGATAATGATGAAGTAAACCAAAGGAGAGGAGGCGAAAGCCTCCCTCCCCATTACCCAACCCGTCGAAAGGCGGGTTTTTTTACGTCCAGACTTTACATTTCTCTATGTATTATATATAAACCATACGTCGGGGGGTGCAGGCACGGCACATTTGCGCTATAAGATGTAAAGTAATGGGGATAATCTATGGACAATCTAACCTATACGCCATGTTTAGATTGTTGTAAGGTATAACTTGACACCAGTAAGTGGTTGATTTCATTGGTGTTTAGCCATCTTGTAGTAGAGTTAATCTAAATAATCTAAATAATCTAAACAATTTACCCATATACCCTTTCATCTAGAGGTCAGACTGTAAAGTTAAGGAGGCGGCGTCCATATGTGCACATTTTTAGACCCTAACTTGACAAGATTATTTGCCTTTTTTAGATTATTGCCCCGTAAGTTGTTGATTCTTTTAGGTATTCCTAACAATCTAAGTTTTGTATTTGACTGATTCTTTTGGATATGGTATTCGCGGTGATGGATTGTAGGCTGACCTTGTAAAATTACTTTACTAAGCCGACCCTCCGAAGTTAGCGGTCACTCACCCGCCAAGCCCCGCCCAGCTTGTGTTTGCGTTTTTTCCCAGTTCGGGCAATCTAACCCTGACCCCAGCAACAACGCTGTGGTGTCTTAAATGTAATGTAAACAATCAACTTTAGGAGTTAGCTATGCAGACAGCAACATTGAAGAAGTCAATTAAGCCAGTAACATTCACCATCAAGGTGACTGCTAAGAAGGTCAATGAGAACGGCACGTTCTCTGCCTTTGAGATACAGAGTGTCATTGGTAGTGTAAAGAACAACACCTTCAAGGTAGTAGCCCCACCACAAGCAGGAGGTGCACTTTACATCAAGTGTGAGACATTGGAAGGTATGGAAGTATTGCAGGAAGGTACTGCAACTAGTGCAACTAAGCAGAAGTTGTTCTAAACCCACGGCAGAGGTAACCCCTCTGCCTTTTCTATCAATATGTTTATAGGAGATAACTCGATGAGAGTAGACATGACACAAACCACACGTTTTCTATCGCTTTACGATGCTGAGTTGGAGGAGGACACCTCCGATGAACCATTGCATGGTCAGTTCCTCAGTACTGAGGGCAGTATCTACTCATACACCAACTGGTTCTATGATGGTGATGAGTCAGCCTTTGGGGTAATGTGATGGAAGACTATCATTTACCCATCTGTACCAACTGCTATGCCGTGAGGGTAGAACCTCAACGCCGTAACATGACACGACCTACATGCCTACGCTGTGGGGAAATAGTAGCAAAACAACGTAAGTTTACAGTAGCCTGCAACAACAAACAGGGGTATGAGCTTATCACTGACCCCAATCATCTCAAACAACTTAACCCAAAGAGGACAACATGAAACGATACATTTTGTGGATGCTTTACGGACTAATCATGGGTGGCTTAGCCGCCTACTTGATGTCATGAAACGTACTAAACCAATGGGCATGTCAGTCAATGACTCATGGCTTAAACGAATCACTCGATGGGTGCTAACTGCCTTATGTATGGTGCTCTTTTGTACCTTCATGGCAGTGGTACTCATCGAATGGATGGCAGGATGTGGCGAAAGCTACATTGATGCCAACGGCAGGACGCACTTAAACGAGTGTGTATTTATCAACTTCCCAAAGGAGTAAACATGAAGCGACTATTTGCAATCCGTGATAGCCGTGGACAACTTGTCCGCAATGAACAGAAGCAACCGATGTACTTCTCTGACAAGCAAGCGGCAAGGAATCATCGTAGCAACATCACCCAAAAGACTGACGAGTACTTCGTCACTTACGGCATTGACCATAAACTTTACAAAGGACAGTAATCATGCGAGCCTCACTACTTAAAGACACAATCAAATCTACATTCCCTATTCAGCGTACGCTGTGTATCGAGGGTAGCCCCGGTGGTGGTAAGACAACCATCGTGCATCAAGTTGCAGAAGAACTTGACATCCCTGTTATCGAACGACATATGCCAACCATGCTTGTCGAGGACTTCGGTATCCTGTT